TGTATCGGACGCGCAGAAGCAGCTCTGATCGGACTTGCGGGCTGGCAGATCATGATGAATGAAAGAGGAGGAGAGAATGTCTTCAGTTGATTGGCAAAAGGCGCTTGGCGGCGCCGGCCTTGTGGATGACCGTCATAAAACGCACGGCGACTACGCGCACACAGCGCGCGTCACGAATGACCTTCGCGCCATCATCCGCAGCACAGAGCCGGTCAGGCTGAACGATCAGCAGCGCGACGCTCTTGAGCATATTTGCTGCAAGATGGCGCGCATTCTTTGCGGCGATCCAAACCACGCCGATCACTGGGACGACATCGCAGGTTACGCCTCCCTCGCCAAGGGTAGCATTCCTTTGACCTGAATTGTCTGATTTGTCGGAACTGAGACCATGATGCAACTGACACCGGAACAGATTGAAGGCGCAAAGTTTCTGGCTGAGAGGCCAGCAGCCTTGCTTGCAGACGAGCCAGGCTTTGGAAAAAGCGCGCAGGCTATTGCGGCCTGTGACAGGATCGGCGCACGAAACATTCTTGTCATCACGACAGCCTCTGCGCGGATCAACTGGCTCAACGAGTTCAAGCTGTGGTCTGACACCAAACGTGACGGCGTTGCGTGGCTTGATACGAAAACCAAGACTTGCAAACCCGGCGTGACGGTCGTCGCGTGGAGTAACGTGCTCTACTCAGGCGTGTACACGCCGCTATCCCGCTTCGACTGGGACGTGGTTATTCTCGACGAGAGCCACTACGCCAAGAACATCACGGCGAAGCGAACAAAGATCGTCTACGGTCACATCACACCGCGCGCGAAAAACGTCTGGTGTCTGACCGGGACGCCGATCCCGAACGCGCCAAATGACCTATATCCAATGCTTCGCGCCTGCTTCCCGAAGCTGCTTGAAGGCGCTTCGCACGACAGTTTCATCAAGCAGTTCTGCATCACACAGCCACGCTACATCAACGGCCAACTGCGCGACATCATTGTCGGCGGCAAGAACATGAATGCGCTTGGTGAACGGCTCAGGCCGGTGATGCTGCGCCGAAAGACCGAAGGCCTGCCGCCGATCCGCTACTCTGTCTACGCGCTGCACTCTGACACACTGCCGGATGAGAGCGACATTGACGTGCAGGCTGTGCTCGAAGCGGCGCAGAGCGGCAGTACAAACGATCTTGATCTCCATCTCGGCACGATCAGGCGCGCGACCGGCGTACTGAAAGCCCGCGCAGCCGCTGCGCTTATCGCGGAAGAGCTGCAAAACGGCCTCGACAAGATTGTGCTGTTTGGTTGGCATCGTGAGGCGCTGGATATTCTCGCCGAGCACTTGGCTGTGTTCAACTGCGCACGCATTGACGGCGCGACACATGGCGCGGCGCGGCAAGCCGCCGTCGAGAAATTCCAGAAAGACAAAACCTGCCGTGTGTTCATTGGCCAGATTCAAGCTGCTGGCGAGGCGATCACGCTGACAGCGGCTGCGCAGGTTCTCTTTGTCGAGACCAGCTTCATCCCGAAAGACATGGCTCAGGCGGTGCGCCGCATCCTGCGCCGTGGCCAGACCCGGCCGTGCCTCTGCCGGATCGCCGCTCTCAGCGGTTCAATCGACGAGGCTCTGATGCGGATCGTTCAGCGCAAGGTGGAAACGATCCGCGCAATCATCGACTAGAAGGAGAAAAGCATGTCCAAGTTCACCCTCACCGCCAATTTCGACAGTCTTGAGGAATTGCAGAAATTCACCGGCACAGCCGAGCAATTCAACCGCATTTTTATCGGTCCTGCACCTACAGGCGCTATGTCAGTGGGTGGTGTGCCACCCAACTTTATCGTCGGTCCTGCGCCACGCCTCCAGGACGACGGTCCTGTAGCGCAATCGCAACCGGCTCCTGCGCCAGTCGAAGAAAAACCAAAGCGCGCCGGGCGACCGCCGAAAGCCGCCGCGCCCGCGCCGAAGGAAGAGCCTGCGCCAGAGCCGGAAGTCGAAGACAACGACACCGAGCAGGACGCGGCTGACGAACTGCCTGCTGGTCAGCTTCCAGAAGTCGATGTGTTTGATGATGAGGAAGACCAGGACGCCGAACCGGAAGTCACGCTTGATGATGTGCGCAAGGCTGGCGGTGAGTACCAGACAAAATTCGGCCCGCCAGCGGCTCAGGCCGACATCAAGGCGATCCTGTCCAAGGTTGGTATCGGCAAGTTCTCCGAGCTTCCAAGCGACCCGGCTGTGTTGCGCGGCGTCGTGCAGGACATCCGTGACGCGCTCGCCAACAACCCCTACAAGCGGAAGGCTCTGGCATGAGCAACCACGGCAACCGTGGTCACGCAGCATGGAGCGCCTCGGCGTCGGCAAGAAACTTTGCCTGCCCCGGTGCGCTCCGGCTCTGCGCCACAATCGAGCAACCGCCTGAAAGTGAGGCGGCTGCGTGGGGTACTGCCTGCCACCAGCTTTCCGAAATGTGTCTGACGAAAGACAAGGACGCTGCTGATTTTATCGGCACAGTCCAGAAGACGAGTCAGCACGAGATCGAAGTCGATGAAGAGCTGGCCGAGACGGCTCAGGTCTATATCGACTACGTGCACAGCCTCAAAGCAAAGGCGGCGTGGGTGAAGCTGGAAGAGTATTTCTCGCTTGAATCTTTCAACCCGCCTGTCGAGGCTGGTGGTACCGCCGATTGCACGGCGTGGCTTCCGCACGAGCAGCTGCTTGAGGTCGTCGATCTGAAAGGCGGCCGGGGCGTTTATGTCAACGTGCTGGAGAACAAACAGCTTCGCACCTACGCTCTCGGCGCTTTGTGCGCACACCCCGGCCTGCCGGTTGAGCGCGTGAAAGTTACAATCGTTCAGCCGCGCATTCCGCGCGGCGGTCCGATCCGCTCCGAGACGTTCCACGTCACCGATCTGCTTGACTGGACCGGAGAGCTTCTCGACGCCATGGAGGCTGCCACAAAGGCAGACGCCAAGCCAGTCGCGGGCGATCACTGCACCTCGACCTTTTGTCCCGCTGCCGGCGTCTGCCCGGCATTGCAGGAGAAGGCTATGCAGGCAGCGCGCGCACACTTTGACGTGATCACTGGTGATGTTCACGTCCCGAACACGCCCGACAGTTTGATGCCGGAAGAGATTGCGCGCATTCTCGACGGCGCTGACATGATCCAGGGTTGGCTCAACGCCGTGCGCGCCTACGCCTTCAATCAGGCTGAGATAGGCGTTGTGATTCCCGGCTACATTCTTGTGGACAAACAAGCCCGCAAGAAATGGATCGACGAAAACTACGCCGCGCAGGAGTTGGCGCAAGTCATTACAGACGGCGAAATCTTCAACAACCCCAAACTCAAAACGCCAGCGCAGATTCAAAAGCTGCTTGGTAAGACATACGCTGCCAGCATCGAACACCTGTTCGATCAGAAGAGCAGCGGCAAGAATCTTGTCCGTGCAGACAAGACAACCCGCCCGCCAGTCAAGGCAGGCGTCCAACAGCACTTTGATGTGCTAGACTAGAGGAACTGAAAAATGGCTGAACGCTCAACTGACATCAAGACGCCGCTGGCGCGCCTTGCCTACCCCAACTTGCTCAAGCCGCAGAAGATGGAAGATGGCAAGGAAAAATACAACTGCACGCTGCTGTTTCCGAAAAGCGCCGATCTGAAGGTGCTCAAGGACGCCGTTCTCGAAACTGCCGAACGCGCCTGGCCGGGCAAAGCACGCGACATGCTCAAAAACGGTTTGATCAAAAACCCGTTCCTTGACGGCGATGGCCCGCAAGGCTTGTCGAAAAAGTCCGGCGCCAGACACGCAGGCTTTGAAGGGACGCAGTTTATCCGTTGCAGCTCGACGATCAAACCGAAGCTGGTCAACCGCAAGGTCGAGCCGGTGATCTCCGAAGATGAAATCTACCCCGGCTGCTACGCCTATGCCGTGATCAACGCTTTCACTTGGGAAGACCCTCGCAACGGTCGCGGCGTGTCTTTTGGCATCTCTATGCTCCAGGTTGCCAAAGATGGCGAGCGCCTTGGTGGCGGCGGTGGCGATCCGTCTCAGCACTTCGAGGCGATCCCCGATGACGGTCAGGCGGCTTCTGGCGACTCGATGGACGATCCGTTTGCCTGAAGTGTATGATTTGTATCATGTGACGGGCAGACAAGCCCGTCACACCCTCCCACTGAAAGGCACTGACCATGCAAGAAGGACACAACAGCGGCGTCAACGCTAACCACCTGCGCGCCTTCATAGAGCGCATCGAGCGGCTTGAAGACGAGCGGTCTGTTCTGGGTGAAGACCTGAAAGAGCTTTACGCCGAGATCAAAGGCAGCGGCTTCGACACCAAGACCATCAAGAAACTCGTCTCGATCCGCAAACGCGACCGCGACAAGGTGAAGGAAGAGCAGGCGATCCTCAGTCTCTATCTGTCGGCGATGGGCATGGAGGATGTTTTCTCATGACCTTCGACGAGTTCAGAGCCGCAGCGCAAGAGCGCGGCTTGCGCATTCTCAACGCTATGCAGCTTGAAGACGGCCGCTGGCAAGCAAATGTTCGGCGCGGTCTTGAAGCCTTCTCGTTCGGTCGCGGCGACACTGCCGAGACTGCCTTCAGTGAAGCAATTCGCGAATACGACAAGGCCTTGGCGCTTGTCACAA